AAGCGTATTGAGAAGGTGTCCAAGTGCGAGTATATGGAGGATCTGCTACTCGGGGTGTTTGTTAGCTACATTCGCGCGTTTGCAAGCCTTCAGCAGTCTGATGAGGCCCATGTAAATATTGAGTTTGATCGCCCGTCGCTGTCCAAGTTCATCTTTACGCTTTATAAGTCGGCAGCTCGCAAGTGCTGGTCTAATGCGTACATGTTTAAGACGATTGATGTCTCATCCGAACAGCAGTCGCGCAACCGTCGTGATATTGAGACGATGTTGGGCGGTGCTCTAGATGAGGTTATTGACAGCTTCATCCCATGGAAGGATATTAGCAAGGCTTATTTCCAGGCTAAGAGCGGAGCCGCCCCGGAGAAGCGCCCAGATACACCCATGCCCCCGCCTGCCGAGGAAGCCCCTCTTCCTAAGCCGGCTCTATCCTTTGGAGAATCGGAGACGGTTGAGTTTGAGACAGATAATGAGGAAGAGGAGCGCCCTCGTATTGTGCTCGGGGAGGATATCAAGCTGGACTTGTCCGATGATGAAGATGAGCCAGCTGCCAAGCCCACGGGAGTTATGGAGCTGAACCTCTAGTGCGTCCAACCGCCCCAAACGAATCCACATTGAAAATGCAAATGACAGACTACCAAACTCTCGGTATGATTGTCGGCGCCGTGATGATTGTTGCTGCACTACTCTACGTTCTCGACCGTCGTGCGAAGGCCCAGGGCGTTGATTATATGGATTTGGGTAAGATTGTTGCAGGGTCGGGGGTTGTTACAACGGGCGTCCTCTATTCACTCGGAACCGAGGCGGTGACTGATGTTGCCGAGACTGTGACTGCTGCTGCCCAGGACATGTTCGTTGGTAAGCCGGAGTTTTAAGACACCCCATAGATAAACAGTATGTCTCGTACAGTTCGTGTTGCAGGAAGAATGATTGAACTTGCAGGGTTACAGCAAGTTTGGCTGGGAGTTGACCATTTATGTAACTCCAAAATCACACTGTACTATCCAAAGGGTCCTACACAGACGATTGAATACACGCGGGGTGAGCACATACAAGCCGAAAAGGATAAGAACACTCTAGAGGAAGCATTACGCCCACGAAATAGTGTAAAATCGTGTGAGCCAACTACGAGTGATTCTACAGTCGGGGAACGCCTCGGTTAGCTTCGTCCTTGCATCATCCATTGAATGCTTGATGGGAATATCCACAACATAATGAGTCTCACCGTGAGCTGCCTCGCTTTTAACAAGTGTAATAATCTTCTCGACAAAATCATCAAGCGAACACATCTCACGAAGCTCAGTTGCAGTCGGCATATTGGCTTACTGAACAGAGGTGGGTATATTAAAATGAGAACACCCTTGTGTGAAGTTATGGATCGTCACAACAGTGACAAGTGTACACCTCATAACTACACACCAGTATATTACCAACTTTTTAAGGATATGAACCCTTCAGATGTCTTTGAAATGGGAATCGGACACACAAACTTTGAGTTTACGTGTAATATGGGACATATTCCAAACTATCGTGCCGGTAGCTCGTTGCGAGCATGGAAAGAGTTCTTTCCAAATGCAGTAATCTATGGAGCTGATATTTATGGAGAAGCAGTTGATCAAGCCCGGGGAGAGAGAATTCGGACATTTTATTGTAATCAGCTCGAGCCCCTTGAGATCAAGGCTGTCTTTAAAGATCTCCCATTAATGGATATCATTATTGATGATGGATATCATGTGTTCTACGCAAATGTAACCTTTTTTGAAGCAAGTATTGATCACCTTAAGGATGATGGTATATTTGTTATTGAAGATATTCAGGAGGTTTATCTCAATGATTTCCATACCAAGATTCTGGAATGGAAGATGCGATTTCCACAGTTGAACTTCAAACTTATACAAGCACACACTAGTGCCCTTCTTATTATCTCTTCTCGTTCACTTGAGCAGCTAGGTATCAATAACTAACGCATCCCCGATTTGAGCTGCTGAGGGCGTAGCCCGATACTGAACCATTCGTCCAATCTCCTTCTTTGGAACCGCAGAATCTCCACAATATCTCACGATCGCCTTGTACAGATCAAATCCATGATAGCGATCGTGGTTGTCCATCTTCGCACGGAACATAACTGAGCTGCCATCCGTCTGCTTCATCCACTGAATAAATACTGCAAACAAGGGGTGTGTGTACTCGTGCTTCGGTCCCTTGGGAAACATATCCCAGAAGACCGATGTAGCAAATCGAACCAGGTCAAATGACGATGAAGCGCCAATATGCGGGTGCTTGTTATCATAAAACGGTTCCATGTTATACTGACCACCTGCCTCTTCATCTTCCTGGAACTGACTGCTCATGAAGAGTTTGGGTTCCTTAAGTCCAGTCAAGCGCATACTGAGAATCGATCGATCAAAGTCGATAATCTTCATCAGGAATCCAAATGTCGGGACCTTATACATCACTCCACCGTGGCTATAGATACAGTGGGTTTGATTCGTCTTAACATACATCACATTGTTGCCATGAAGATCGTTGTGCGTGAATCCAAAGTTGCGCTGTGCATACGCAAGGGCAAAGACCACCTGTGAGACCCATGCAACGTGCTTCTCGGGCTCGGGGTGGAGCTTGATCAGATCGTAGAAGGTTCCATCACAAACCTCCATCACAGTTGTCATGACAGGCACGTCTGTAAATGTAGCCCATGCAAACGGCTCATCCTCTTCTTCGGGACCTTCTTCCTCGTTCGTTCCATCGGAGCATGCACAGGACTCAATGTCGTAGACGTCATCTTCAGTCGACTCCTCCTCTTCCAGCTCAGGCGATCCGGACGATGCAACATCATATGCCTCTGCCGATCGGTCTGTGTCCGGAGCACTGACGTGATCTGCATCCACGTCCTCAATTCCGTCCAATGCGAGATCCTCTGCGGTTTCAATCGCAATACGGGCTCGTCGCGTGTGGCTGAACTCTGCATCGTGCCCAGATGTGCGAAGCTTGAGTTCAAACGTCTTTCCAATCTTATCTGCAAACCATCCCTTTTCGATAAGATCTTCGTAATCGTCCGATATGTCAATCGTATGCGATCCAGCGAGTCCGGCATACACTCCGTATACCTTAGGAAAGTGCTCACATCCAGATTCAGAGAGTGCGATCGATGTCATCGCTCCAACATATGCTGCTGTATGAGGGCTCTGCATGCGGTCTTGAAGATCATCGGCAACATCGGTCCGCTTCGGAACCCCAAATGCACCATAATCTCCTCGCATCGTCTTGAAGGGAGACAGAATCATCGTAGTCTTGCGGTGAATCGGAATGGTTTGTCCACGAACCTTAACATGCTTATCGTCCACAATGGAGTCAACTGGAAATTCAAGCTTCACTCCATAGTCGTGGAGTCCGGCAAGATTCTCCGTCTTGAAGAGCTTTTCAAGGCAAGGAAAGAACGGCTGCATCGTCTTCATAGACCACATCGTTCCGTCCAACTTCGGCATACGATGGATCTTCAAAGATACGGGTGTCGTTCGCAGATCCTTTCCCATTGTGAGATGTCTCGGCGGGGAAAGTTAAAAAATAAACGACGAGGAGAACAAGATGACGCAGAACTTCAACCTCAAAAAGTTCAACATGGAAATGATCAAAGAACGATGTGGAATGGACTCTCGTAAAAGTCCTATGATCGTGATCATTGGAAAGAAGGATACAGGCAAGTCTTTCTTGGCTCGTGATCTTTTATTTCACGTTCAGGACTCGTTTCCCGCGGGCATGGTGATCTCTCCTACAGAGGCTGTTAACGAGTATTTCCAAGCGTTTGTTCCGTCCAAGCTGATTCACGATAAGTATGAACCTACGAAGGTGCAGGCGTTTATCAAGCGCCAGTTCGGTGCAAAACAGCGGTTTCTCAAGTCAAAGGCTACAGGACAACCCTTTGATCCGCGTGCGTTCCTGATTCTAGACGACTGTTTGTATGCGGCCAAGGAGTGGATCAACGAGGAGTCCACGCGTTTCGTCTTTATGAACGGTCGTCACTTGGACATGATGACCATTATCACGATGCAGTATCCGTTAGGTATCACACCCAACCTCCGTACTAACGTGGACTTTGTCTTCATTCTTCGTGAGAATATCCTAGGTAATCGTCGTAGGATTTACGAGAATTACGCAGGTATGTTTCCTACCTTTGAGATGTTTTGTGATTTCATGGACCAGTGCACAGAGAACTATGAGGGTCTTGTCATTTGCAATAACGTGTCATCCAATAAACTTGACGATCAGGTCTTTTGGTACAAGGCTTCAGAGCACCCACCGTTCAGACTTTGCGACCAGTCTTTGTGGGCCGATAACCGCCCTTTCCAGTCCGCAATGCTCGCCGCCGATGAGTATAACTCCTCTTCGATGAGGAAGAAGAACGCACCGCCATCCGTGTGGGTAAAGAAGTCTGGCGGCGAGTAGCGCCACCCTGAGGAGCCCGACCCCTCCTCGCCCTCGGTGCAGCTGGAGCTTCAGCAAGTGCATCGGCAGGTGCATTAAGTCCTATTCCAGGAACCTGATCAGCCGGAGCCGGAGCAGCAGGCATCGCTGCGGGTGCATCTGTTAGAGCAGGTGGCTGTTGTACAGGAGCAGCCGGACCAGCAGATTGAGCTTGATCTGTAAGAGAAGCCGGAGCAACAGGTTGAGATTGATCCGCAAGACGAGCCGGCACAACAGGTCGCTGAATACTAGCTGTTCCATTAGTCAAAACAAGATGAGCATTTGGTCCCGCGATTCTAGCAGCCACTGCATTGCCAATATTTACAATAGCCCCACCTCCAGAATACAATATTTCACCTGCACCCCTCGCAATAGCCACGACACCGCTGGGTATGGTTGTAAGTATTACAATCGAAACACCAAGCGTTGTAAAAATTACCATACCGTTCCAACCGGCATTTCGTAACTTCTGTCGGAGATCATTTTGCTTTCGTAACTTAGAAGCTGCTTCTTTATATGTTATCTTTTTGCAACCATCCAAACCCCTATTGAGAGAGCATTGTGCAAGCTGTCGTGCTCCCTTTTCTGGATTAATTTTTACCCCTAGATTTCTCGCTTGATCTAGAAAATTATTTATGATAATTCCTTGTTGATCAGGAGGGGTGCCTTTATCAGAAAACTCTTGGACTGCAAGTCGCATGAATTTATCTTGATTTTCAAAAACATCTATAATCTGGGCACTGCGTAGTTGTCGCTCCTTCTCTGTAATTTGCCTGTCAATGCGATCTAACTGTTGTTGTCCCACACGATCCAATATCATCGATGCAATAATGCGATTTGCAGAGGGTTCCGTAAGGGATGATTGTGTATCTGCATATACACTATTGACAATCGTGCTATAAGGAACACCCTTTGCAAGATCCGCTGCATATGTATTCATATTTGTGGGTTTACCATTACGCATTCCTACGGTGACAAGACCCGATGATCGCGATAAGGATACTTCATCCGGGCGAGGTGTTGCCATTGGTTTAGGATTTGGCACCCGAGTGGCTACATTTTCTAACTGTGTAAATCCTATAGGTTCAACACCTAAAAATTTAGCATCGTCCTCAGTGAGAATAGCCCCATCTTGTGACGCATTCATGATCTTGTATAATTCACCTGGAGTGATATCATTCAATTCGGCTGGACTTAGCTCTAAGTATAATAATCTCTCAAGCTCTTCTCTCTGATACGTGAGATCTTTCTCCACAGATTCTAGAGCCGTTATCTCTGCAGCAGCAGATCCACGTGCATATTCAATTTTCCAGTTACCATTAACTGTATCTCTAACCACTATAGAGTCATACACTCTCCATGATGTATCTGCATTTGCTTGCACAGCCTTCTGACGTGCAGATTTTTCAGATTCCAGATTTAAAATTGTAGCCTGCCGTTTTGTAACAACCGATCGAAGCGTTTCAGCGTACTTTACTACCTGAGCAGCATACTGCGATTGTGGCGAGCATTCTGTATTTCCTAGACATAGGCGCCCCATTACAATGTCATCTGCAAACATTGACTGAACTTTCTGGTTTGCAATAACCTGATCTGCCTTTATCCTCTGTAATTTAGCAATTTCACCTTTTATTTCTGCCGCGTCCTTCATGAATGCATTTGGTTCTCCGAACGCCGGGTCAGCAATCCACTCATCAACACTAGGATTTTCGCTTCCCGATATTAAAAATGAGGGAATCATAGCACCCAAAGCTCCAGATACAGTCGGAATTGCAGGTAATATAGAGTAATCTGGATTTTCATAAGATTCGTGAAGATGTGTCCCAGACCATGTGGTAAGAGACATTGCAAGAAGTCCTCCTATTATACGAAGCGTCCCGCCTCCGAGCTGGGTAATTTTTACCGACTGGATGTATTTAATATAAAGAGGTGTTTCAGAAATACCAGCAATGATTCGTTTGCTTCCGTAGATACAGGCTTCTGTACTGGGATTTTTATCCAGAGAGCTTGAGTTATCCATAATAAGCTTGAAAAACTTAATTTCCTTGATCAACGTATCGGCGTCCAGAGTACTATCTAATACCGGTTCGGTAATCTCAGTAACACATTCAATAAATTCGTCACATCCATCATCTATTAGTTTCTTGATTGCTGGATTTTTCAGATCAAGAATCTTAGATATCTTATGTGCATTTGCAAGAGCCAATGCTTTAAGATACTCGTCTTCGTATAGACTCATTATATTGTTAGGCGACAATTTACTCCCTCATTGCACCCTCGGAAGGGTGAACAGAAACTGATGCATCCTCAAGCATCTTCTTGGCATCCTCGAGTGCCTTCTCCTCGGCATTTGCCTTCTTGCGACGCTCGTTCTCCTCCTTCTGCTTCTTGATGGACTCCTCACGCTGCTCGGCAAAGAACATCTCCTTGTTGGACTCGTTCTCCTTGTACTTGCGCATCAGCTCGTTGAGCTCCTTCTCAGCATACTCCACCTCCGGCATCAGGTGCTCCGAAGGGTCCCACGGAAGCCAAGCACCAACCTTGCCGATGTACAGGTTGTCCTTCGGGTAACGACGCTGGAGAACCTTAGCAAACATCTGGGTCTCCTCCACTGTGGCAAATGCACGACGAACCTTGACACCACGGATGTTCGTGCGGAACTCCACCTGGTTGTCAAACATCTCCTGAAGCTCCTTCTCGTTCTTCAGAAGGAAGATCTGATACTGCTCGTGGATATCTGTCTGCTTCACCTCTTCCTTACGCACATTCACATACTCCTGTGCATCCTTCAACAGGTCGTCAATCTTGACAGAGTACTTCTTGGACAGAAATGCCATGAAGTTCTCAAGTCCCTTGACCTTCCACTCGTAATCCATCCAGGCAACAAACTTCTCAAACATAAACTCCTGCTTCTGCTTGATGATCTTCTCGGGGCTGATGAAAGACACCACGCAATACTTCTGGGTCGGGATCTCAGGGTCCTCATCCAGGTAGTCAATGGGTCCAGACTCATCCATCTTCGGAAGCTCAGTGCGGGGCATTTACTTAATTCCATGGTTCCTTTGAAAGTCCTTTCTCCGCAAGACACAAACATGTACGACATTCTGACAACTGCGTATCTCTTCTTTCTGTTATGCCCGGGCGTCTTTCTCACGCTAGGCACTGGACCCATGATGGCGGCAGCGATTCATGCGGTTGTTTTCTATATTCTCCTGCAGTATGTCTCACTTTATGTTCCCTGGTGGGCTGTGTGGGTGGTTGGAGTCTCCCTCGTTGGGTTTAAGTTGTGGTCGAGTCGGACTGCACCTGCGTATTGAAAAAATATTCGGACCTAAGAACCAAACAAATGTCTGATTCTTCCCAGCCCAAGCCCACCCCTTCTGGCGGCGTTGATATGGCCGACCTCGTGACTCGCCTCGTGAAGTATCTCCTGGAGGGTCTCGCCGTTGCGATTGCCGCGTTCGTTCTCCCCGGTAAGACCCTCAAGGTTGCCGAGGTTGGAATGATCGCCCTCGTTGCGACTGCCACCTTCGCCATTCTTGATATCTATGCTCCCAGTGTGGGTGCTTCTGCTCGCACTGGTGCCGGTTTCGGAATCGGTGCCAACCTGGTTGGATTCCCGCGGGTCTAAAGACCCTTGGAGACGGGTCTAACTCACTGACGTAAAATAACAATCGTAGACGCGGGTTTATAATCATTAATATACCGAGCATGCCAAGATAGCGCAGGGTTCGTAGTGCTGTACATGTCAAAAACAGGATGCTCAAGATCTGGATCTCCGGCATTTGCTTCCAACGTAACGTTGGTATCACCATCTTTAAACAATACATATCCAATATGGTAAGGCGCTTTACCTTTCATTACCCTCTTCCTTACAACCGCATATGCCTCACCCACATTTGGATTGGCATTTTCGTTACGAACGTTGGCAATGTTCTTTGCAATCTCAATGTTTAGTTTATCCGAATCTCCAAATTCAAGATTACTCTGCTTCTCTTTGAAAATACAGGCTTCCTCATTGTATCCAAGAATTCCAGACGCCATTGACTCTGCAAACTGAAGGCAATCATTTGGATTCAGTGGATGAGCAAATATGTATGGACTTTTTTCCTGATAATTTGGCTTTCCAGAAAACCGTTTAATCCATGGATGATTGACTACACCAGATTTAGCATATAGTAGTTGTGGTTCTTCCATGTTTATAGAAAAAACACCATTCGTTGAAGTCACCCAAGACATTTGTTCTTATGTAGTTTATTATGTGAATACGAGTTGAGGGGATCGAACCCTCGCGACTTTCGTCAACAGATCTTAAGACTGTCTCCTTAACCACTCGGACAAACTCGTTAGACCTTCAGGGCATTTACCAAATGCGACGCCAACGTTGTGGTCAGCAACGTTCCATAGTTGTTTTGTGTTAACTGCATCGTGCCAAGTGCAACTACGCAGACTGGGCTTGAGGTAGATACAAGCGTATATACGACTTCACTCCATGTATGCGGAACACAGAATGCATCATAAATACGTGAAGCCCCGTAATGAACGATGTAGTTCCCTGCTACAGCAACGAGACCCTTAGCAACGCCAAGTACAATAACTTCCATTTATACTTTACCAACTACCTATCTTTAAGAAAGAATGGAACCAACTTCCATTTTTCTCATAAGGTATAATGGTCAATGGGTTAAAATCCATTCTAAGCCTTTTGAACCTGAGAGAATGACGACTGATATAGCGTGGATTCAAATTAAAGAAGAAGTGGATCCCGAGGAAGCCTATCGTCGGTGGTTTGAAAAACAGCGCAGAATTTCTCGTGTTCTCAAGTAATGCGGACACTCATCACAGTCCTCGCCCTTGCTATTCTTGCCTACCTTGTATGGCGCCTCTGGAAACCGATGGTAAAAACACCGAAGCGCGAGGTTCCGAAGGATAAAGCCAACTTGTATTTCTTCCACACAGACTGGTGTGGTCACTGTCAGAAGGCTATGCCCGAATGGGAGAAGCTGGAGGCAGGTCCGAGCACGTTCGGAAATACAACGGTTTCTTTTGTTCGGGTGAACGCCGAGAAGGATCGCACAACTGCCGATCTCTACCAAGTGGATGCCTACCCGACTGTGAAACTTGAGACGGCTACTGCGCTCTATGACTACAACCGAGCACCAACGGCAGCTGCACTAACCCAGTTTCTCCGGGAAACGTTTGGCGCAGAAGCGTAAACCCTGCTCAAGTCCCTGATCGTATAACTCTTGCTTTTGCTCAGGTGACAACTCTTGCATGAGGGAGATCTTGTCGTTCTTGAACCAGAGCACATTGTCTGTGAACGATTCCATACGAAATGCCTCATACAATGTTGCTGAATAATCTGAAATGGTCATCTTCTTGAGGCGATCCTGTGTAATGCTCAGATCAGCCCGGCTAATGTGAAATACAAGACATTCAGCTGGAACAATACGATGAAGATTATGTGCATAGAATCCACCGTCAATGTACACGTTATTATACAGGATCTGCGGATGAAATACAAAGGGCAAACACGATGAAGCCTTAATTGCATCAAGAATAGGAATAGTTCCTGTTAACAGGACTGGGCGACGAGTCGTCAGATTGGAAGCCACAATATACAGCTTTTGCGGAGTATCATCAATCACAGCATTTCGTAGGTCAACACCTTGACCATCAAATGCCTTGATCAACGTTTGAGCAAATGAATCCATTGAGAAGAGCGCCTTTTCTTGCGTGAATGACGTCAGGGATGTCAAGTTAATAGACGGAATCACAGTGGACAAATTGAAATCAGTTGCAAACATGTGCTTAATCGCATGAAGCGGAATCTTGTATGCGAGAGCCGTAGCAATGATGGATCCGGCAGAGCACCCGTAGATACCCTTTGGGAAAATTAACGGCTGATGTCGTTCAAGCGCTGCTAAACCTCCGATCATAATTCCACCCCGCACTCCACCACCTCCGAGGGCAATTGAGGGAAACATTCTTGTATGGAGGATGTAAGGATGCTTAAAGCCCGTGATGTATGGGACGAGCAAGAAGACCGCAAAGAAAAACGCATGCGCGCGATGAGACCTGTTCTCAGTCAACTCTACGGACAAATCCGTAAACAAGCAACTCATTCTCCAAATGCCCCCTATATTGTGTTTGAAATACCTGCCTATGTATTTGGATATCCTTTGTTTCAAATGTCTGAAGCTCGCGAATACATCATGAACACTCTTTCGCAAGGTGGATACATGGTCTGGGTCATTGATGACAAGTATCTCCTCATTTCATGGCTCAAGACAGCTGGCGGGAAACTTTCTCAACACCGTCCACCGCTACTGACAAACTATCGTCCACAAGTCTACGATCCTTCAACGCTTGGTGCGATGCGTTAAAATGGATAATTTCGTTGTCATTCTACGAAAAATCATATGAGCTGTGAACATGAAGTGGTGGTCAGCGATGGTGAGCGCGTTTGCAGCAACTGTGGAACGATTCTGGGGGCGTGTATCGACGAGGGAGCAGAATGGCGAGTATACGGCAATACTGAAGACGACCCCTCAAGAACAGGGACGATCACGAGCGAACTCCTTCCATCTTCCTCATACGGATCGATGATGATGCGTCGTCGTGGAGGTAATCAATCGGAGGAAGCCAAGTCCATTGCGAAGCTGTCTTCGTGGTCGTTTTCCAATCACGGAGAGAGATCATGGATGGGCATCTTTGATGCAATTCAACAGTCTTGTATTCGGGCTGGGCTTCCCAAGGCAATTGTCATGGATGGATGTGCATTGTTCAAGAAGGTTGAGGATGCTCAAAAGACCCGTGGCGAAACCCGTCGTGCCCTGATGGCAGCGGCAATCTTCACATCCTGTCGTCAACATGATGCTACTCGGACCCACGAAGAAGTGGCAAACTTATTCCACGTGTCCATCCGGTCGTTATGCAAGGCACTCATGAAGTTCTCAGGAGAGGGATCCAATGTCCTGAATACACAGCTCGGTATTGCTGAGCGCATTTGTGCAGACATGGATTTGTCCGACACAGATCGCGATCGTATTGTTGTAATGCTACAAGGCTTGCCCGAGATGGAACACACGCCTAAGACTATTGTGGCTGGTGTTGTCTGTTCAGTGCTTGGTGGCCAGATTGCAAAGGTGTCGGAAGCGTCTGGAGTCTCTTCAGTTTCAATTCGTAAGATTGTGGATAAGTTTAAGGCAACGCAAAGTACGTGATGGAATAAGTATATGTTCGACTCGCTCCACCGTTGTTTGTGAGAACAATATTGCTAGTGCTTGCAGTGATCGTGGCATTTGCAACATTTGAAGAGATAGTCCCAACTGTATAGGTCGATCCAGTTAAACATACCATAGACATCTGCCCCACGTAGTTTGCAGAGGTTGCCGTGTCTTGAACAGACACCATCACAATTCCTTTTTTCCATACACCAATATTGGACGTTGCACCGCTACCCATACTACCTGTTGTTCCGCTTGCCGAAAAGTACCCATCTGACACTTGAAGCGTGGCAATTCCAACAGCGGCCGGAGATCCACCTGAGTTTGTTATACCTTCTAGCGTCATTCGGGAATATCCAGCTGTTGCAGATCCGTTATTATCGTGAGTGAGCCTCAGCCGACCATAACCGTCTGTTATTTGCATATCACCGTTCACGTTCAACGTATAGTCAAGAGGATTTGTGTTGACACCGAGACCGCCCACAGAGTTTGTTCCAATACGGGCATATCCATTCACGTCAAGGTTATACGTCGGGTTTGACAGATTGATACCGAGACGGTTGCTTGCAAAGTCCCCACCGAGCAGATAGTTTGAACCTAGAGAGTTTGTAAGCGAGCTTGGAGGCTGTCCTACCAACGGTCCAAGTAAGAACTGCTTGGTTACACCTGTAAGAGTATTCCCATGACCAATAAAGATATTGCTCGTTCCGGCTGCACCCGCCATACCCGTCCCCGCTCCGATGTAAATGTTATTCGACCCATCTCCATCGGCGTTGGATCCAATGGCAATCGTGTTTGTGCTGTTCACAGATCCCTGCCCAGCGTTGTATCCGAGAAACACGCTATTTGAAACGTTAGAGGATCCGAACCCCGCCCCGGCGCCCACAAAGGTTGTATAGTAATTACTGCTTGACACCAAGTTTGAGTATGGATTTCCGGCGCCGAGCCCAACATAGACGTTCGACCGAGCATCACCAACCGATGCAAAGAAGGTAGAGACCATATTTGCCGACACAGTATCAATGTTTAAAAGCTCAAGTTTCGTCCGATATACTTGATTTCCTATGTCGTAGACAAAGGTCGGGCGGAACACATTTGACAGAAGGTTCTGCACGTTGGTGGTACTCATTGTCTTCTGGAGAGACAAAGGTTTAAGTGTATTCTCCTCTATATACATAGATGTCCTTCACCCTGTTCCCTATCAAGGCTTCCGAGCAGCATCTCTATAAGATGTATAAGCAGAGCGTGGCGGTCTTTTGGACACCAGAGGAAATTGACTTTTCGAAAGACCACGCCGATTGGACAAAGCTTACCGAAGATGAGAAGCATTTTATCAAGCAGATCTTGGCATTCTTCGCCGGTTCCGATGGAATCGTCATGGAGAACCTTGTGACTCGATTCCAAGGTGAGGTTAAGTCTCAAGTGGTCAAGCTTTTTTACAGCT